CTACCATAAATGCAACTATAAAAAGTGAAACTGCAAATAGCTATGTCACATTGACAGAAGCTAATAGTTATTTTGAAACAGTTCCAGATTCTTCAACTTGGACTAATAAAACAGACGATCAAAAAAATAGATCATTGATAGCTGCTACGAGATGGATTGATACTTTTGTATTTCAAGGAGATAGATGTGACGAGGATCAAGCACTTAAGTTTCCTAGAACAAATTATCAAGTAGATAGAGTCGAATTGAGTTGTTCTACTATTCCAAACAATATTAAATATGCACAATATGAATTAGCTAGAGCGTTGGCAAATGATACCGATGCTATTACAGGTACTACTGGAAAAGATGGTAATTTTGAAGAAGTTGCTCTTGGTGATCTTAGAGTTAAATATAATACTGAAAGTCAGGGAACAGGATCAATAAATAATATTTTAGATGTTTACCCGTGGTTACAAAGTTATCTGGGAGCATATATGCTAGGTGGAGCAGGTACTTTTCAGATGAGGGTAGTTAGAGGATAATGGCAGGTCAATTAGATAGTTTATTTAAAAGTGTTGCTAAAAGTGTTGTTGCAACTTTAGGTGACTCTTTAGATCACACTATTACCTATGTAAAGAAAGGTACAAGTAGTTATAACTTAGATACTGGAAAACAAGTCACTGTAGATACTACATATTCAGATATAAAAGTACCAATATCTTTTATCAGAGCAGAAGAAGAAACTGGACAAGAAATGAGGCAAGCGAGGTTATACATTACACCTGATCTTATAGGAGATAATCAAGTCGATATGGACGATGAAATTACTTTAAGTTTCGGTGGATCAAATAGAGTTGCACAGATAGTAGATATTGACACGAAGAAAGGCGGACAAGTTTATTTATTTACTGTTTTGGTACGTTTCTAATGCCTGTTACTAGAAGACTAGAAGATTTACCCAAAGATTTAGATAGACAGATCAGTGAAGACTTCAATGAATTATTGCAAGAGGTTCATACTGACTTATCAAACCCAAATGAAATGCCAGTATGGACAGGTTTCTTTGCTTCTAGCTGGAAAATTCAAGGAACTGCAATTATTCCGACAGATAAAGTAGAAAATTACGAACCCTGGGCATCAATAAAAAGAGAACGTAGTTTAGATTTTTTTGCAAGACGAAAAGCTGGCCCTCCTTACACAAAGCAAACACGACCTGCAAAGCCTAAAATTGAACCACGATTTCCTATTGGAGAAGAACAAAGAATTTTTAATTATAGAAAACCTGTTTACATTGGTAATAAAGCAGTTTATTCAATATATGTTTTGGAATCTGGCAAATTGCAAAGGTATTTGGGAAAAATAGGTCAAAAGATAAAAAGAAAAATGACAGACAAAGGTAAAGTACGATTTGGACAACGATATACTACAAAAGGTTTTGGATCTGTTAAACCAAAAACTATTGTTAAATATTAGGATTTGTAATTATGACTTTAGTAAACACAAGAGCAGCATTTGAAAAAGCAGTGACAGACAAGGTTTCAGACGTTGATCCTACTGTTTTAATGGTTTATGACAATGTTCACTTTACAACTCCTGGAAAAACTAAAAAATATATTTTAATGAGCGTAGATTTTAACCAATCAACCTTGCAAAATCAAGGAGCAGCTTCAGATTATTATGCTGGTGTTATTCAATGCAATGTTTACGTTCCAAAATCAAAAGGTACTTCAGTTTTATCTGAAATATGTGAAGCGGTTATTGATGGACTAACTTCTGTGAATACTTCGACTTATGTGGATACTTTTAGCTGTAAGCCGAGAGTGTTAGATATTAATGGTCCAACTCCATTGGAAATAGAGGATAGAAGTCATTTCATTGGAATAATATCTTGCCAATTTTCAGCAAACGCCTAGTATAATAGAATAGCAATCTAATAAATTTATGGAAGCGATTGAACTCCTTAGAAACAAGTTTGGTGTAAATCAAAAATATAAGTATGAATTAAAAGAAGGAGATGCAACAGTTTTAGAGATATACTGGAACCCATTAACTCTTGCGGAAAGAGAATCTATTGTTGCTTTAGCTGGAGACAATTCATCTGCTGATGACTTTGCTTTAACACTTATGATTACAAAAGCTCTTGATAAAGATGGCAAAAGATTATTTCAAGATGGTCATAAAGCATCATTAAGAAGGGAAGTAAATGCTTCTATTCTTCAAGAAATACAATTAGCAATGTTAAATTCTGGATCTGAATATAAAATGGAGGAAGCGAAAGCAGATTTAAAAAGCTAACAATAACTGGCATTTTATATTCTTCTTAGCTTTAGAGTTAGGATTTACTGTTCAAGAATTGTGTCAACAGATGACTCAAGAAGAATTAATAGGTTGGTCTGGATATTATGAATTAAAAAGAGAAATAGAAGAAAAAACAATTCAAGAAGCAAAAAACAAATCACGGGCAAGAAAACGCTAAAAGCGGTACACTAAGATAAAGTTTTGATTTTGCTGTGGCCGATTACGGTGTAAATATAAAATTTAATATCGTAGGAGAATCTGGTCTTGATAGAGCAAAAAAGAAAGCAGAACAACTAGCAAAAAGTATAGATAATATTCGTGGTATTGATATAGAAAATCCTAGAAATATCGGAGGAAAAGGAGGAAAGCAATCTCGTAATCAAATAAAAAAATACAGACAAGATATGGACGAGCTTGTCAAAAAGATTAATGAAACTGGAGAAGCTTTTGGTAAAACTCATAATGCACAAAACGCAACCGCAGAATCTTTACAAGACTATGTTAATGGAGTAAAAATAGGAACTCAGAGACATAAAGATGCTACTCAAGCTTTAAAAACACAAACTAAAAATTTAGATTTAAACAATAGTCAATATCTTCAAAATACTAAAGTTCAAAATCAAAACACAAAAGCAACCAAAGAAAACTCAAAAGCTAAACAACAAAACGCTAAATATCAAAGAGGCAATATGGGCAATATTGCTAGTAGTGCAATTATTGGTGGTGCGTTTCCTCTATTATTTGGACAAACAGGTGCAGCAGCCGTTGGCGGTGCAACTGGTGGTGCTTTAGGTGGAATAATCGGAGGTCAGTTTGGATTTGCCTTATCTATTGCAGGTACAGCGATTGGAACTTTTATAGATGAAACAGATAAATTAAATTCAGCGATTAGTAGTTTAGATTTTGCTTTTAAAAGTGCTGGAGATTCATCAGGATTTACAAGACATAAACTTGGTGAATTAAGAAACACTTTAAGTTTGACTAAAGACGAAGCCCTTGCTGTAGCAGGAGCTTTTACTAGATTTGGAGAGGCAGGAGCTAGTGCTGCGTTTCTCTTTGGTAAAAATCCTAATACCATGAGAAATCTAGCTGCGGTGGTAAATACTAAATCAGCTTTAGCAGCAATTTTAGATACGAGTAATAATTTAACTATTCAACAGCAAATTCAACTATTACAACAAGGAAAAATATCAAGTTTTGCAGAGTTTCAAGCAAAGGTGAATGAAACAATAATTCAACAAAATTTTAAAAGAGCAATACAAGAAGCTGAACAAATAAAAAATACAGATAGATTAAGAAAAATATTTGCAGATGTAGCTAGACTTGGTTATTTTATTACAACATTAGGTGGGTTTGATTTAAAAGAAATGTTTCCTGACCTATTTATATCAGCAGCAGATAAAGCAGCCGAGCGTGTAGCGAATATTAGAAGGGAACTTGAAAACTTTAAAACTGATTTACCTGTTTTGCAGGATCTAATGAAAGAATTTAGTCTTGAGATGGAAGCAATGAGTTACAGTATTCCTGGTGCATTAGATCAAGTCTCATCAGAACTTAGAAAATTACAGAGTGTAGGTTATGCAGTTACAACTGTAGCTGACACAGTAGGAAGTTCTTTTGAGGAATCATTTAAAGGAATAGTAAAAGGATCAATGACAGCAGGAGAAGCATTAAAGAATCTATTTGACAAAACAGCAGATGCATTTTTAGATATGGCTGCCAAAATAATTGCGAAACAAATACAAATGCAACTTTTAAATATTGGATTGAGTTTCTTTGGAGGAAATACACCAGTAAACAAAAATCAAGATGTTTTTAAAGGTTTCAATAAAGGACCAGCAGGTGGAGTTACAGTTGAAGATTTTATGGCAAAAGGTGGGTCTGTAAAAGGTGGTAGTAGTTATATTGTTGGAGAAAGTGGGCCAGAATTATTTACTCCTGGCGTATCTGGAACGATTACACCAAACCATGCTCTTGGTGGATCTACAAATGTAGTTGTTAACGTAGATGCTTCTGGTTCTAATGTGGAAGGCGATCAACCAAGTGCTAATGAATTTGGTGAACAGATTGCAGCAGCAGTTCAAGCTGTAATAATTAATGAAAAAAGAGTTGGAGGTTTATTAGGCTAATGTCTAACCCTTTTGATAATTTAAAACCTAAATATAATTACACCGTTTCAAGGCAACCAACTATTAATGTTGTAAGTTTTGGTGATGGTTTTGAACAGCGTTTAACAAACGGATTGAATCAAAATCCTATAACTTTAAATTTAAAATTTGATCTATCACAAACAGATTCTACAAGTGCTATTACTTTTCTTAATGACAGGATTTCAGATGGTGCGTCATTTTCTTTCCTCGTTCCAAATGAAAACGTGACAAAAAAATTTGTTTGTCTGTCTTACAATACTGCTATAACTTTTTTAAATAGAGTTACATTAACCTGTTCTTTTAGAGAAGTATTTGAAGCTTAATGGCAATTCCTTTTTCTGAATTAAATAAAATCAATCCAAGTTCTATTATTGAGCTATTTGAACTTGAACTTACTGTTGGCTTACATATTCCTGCTGGTAATCCTAATAATTTAGATACTGTATTTAGATTTCATGCTGGTGCAAATTTAAATAACTTTGGACAGATAAAATTCAATAATAATTTATATCAAAGAGTAGCTGTACAAATAGAAGGATTTGAAGATACAGGTAAGGGTACAGTTCCAAGACCTACTCTTACTTTTAGTAATTTAGGCGGTATTACAAAAGATGGCACAGTAATGACTATGAGTGATTTTTTAGCAATAGTAAATTTAACAACTCCAGGTAATGATTTATTAGACGCAAAAGTTACAAGATTGATGCCGTTAGCTTCTGCTTTAGATAATGATAATTTTCCACCAATAAATGATAACGCACCTGTTAATCCTTTTGGTACACCTAGTACAGATCGGTTGCAGGATAGAATTTATTTTATTGATAGAAAATCTGTTGAAAATAGGCAAGTTGTACAATTTGAATTAGTAAGTGTTTTAGATATGCAAAACAAAAGAATACCTGCAAGAATAGTTACAAGAGACTTATTTCCTACTGCTGGTACTTTTGTCTAATGACTTGTAATACATGGGCTACAGAAGCATATAAACACGCTACAGAGTGCTATCCAGAAGAGTGTTGTGGTCTTGTTTTGAATATAAATGGTACGCATAAATATTGGAAATGTAAAAACATATCAAAAGCATATAAAGAAGAATCATTTGTTATAGATCCTATAGATTGGGCAGATGGTGAAGATCAAGGTGAAGTTTTAGGAATTGTTCATAGTCACCCTGACGCATTGTTTGAATTTAGTCATACTGATAAAATTAGTTGTAAATATAATGATTTACCTTTTTATCTTGTAGATCCAAAGACAGAATCTATTATTAAATTAGATCCATCAGAAGTAGATGATTAAATTAACTATTTATGGTCGATTAAGAAAATTTATAGGACAATCTACATTTGAAATAGATGTAGCAACTCCTAGACAGGCTTTTAGTTTTTTAATACATAATTTTCAAGGGGTGGCAGATCATGTTAAGGAACAAGAATATTGTGTGATGGCAGGTAAAATAAGAATTACAGAAGATTTATTAGATTTACAAACAGAAAGTGATATTAAAATAATACCTGTTGTTCATGGAGAAATAAAATTAGGCGATCTTTTCAAGATTGGTTTAGGTATAGCTTTTCTTTATCTTGGAGGAGGAAATACTCTATTTGCAAGTTTGGGAGGAGGTTTCACTGTAGGTAGTTCAGTTCAAGGAGCTTTTACAGCAATGGGGGGATTTTTAATTTTAGACGGAGCTTCAAATATATTGTTTCCACCACCTACACCGCCTACATTCGGAAATGATGAACAAGATCCTAGTTTTATTTTTACAGGGCAAGCTAATGTTTCAAAATCAGGTATTCCAATTAATATTACTTATGGAGAAATGTTAATAGGAACTAACACTATCAGTGCAAATGTAGATACTTTACAAGTAGTTGATGATGATGAGGATAATTAAATGTTAAAAGGCGAAATTATAAATGGCGGTTCGATTGTTAGTGGTGGACTGGTTTTTCAACAAAATGCAAAACTACCAGGCAATGCTCTAAAATCAGTAGATTTTATTACTGTTGTAGATATTTTAAGTGAGGGAGAAATTGAAGGTAGTGCAACAGCTAGTAAAGCTGGACTTACAGATAAAACATCTACAGCTTATAAAAATGCTTTTTTAAAAGATGTATTTTTAAATAATCAACCTGTTTTAGTTTCAGATGCTGATGTTAATAATCCAGTAAAATCAGATAAGAATTACGAAACTGTAAAACTACAATTTAGAGAGGGCACTGCAAATCAAACTAAATTACCAGGAAAGCATGTAACCCCATCAACTGAATTACAAAAAGCACAGCATGGTGATATTGGAGAATTTGTTGATTTTCCTAAAGATGGATCTGTAACAACAAGGTCTGTAACTATTAATGATGTAAATGTAGATATTGTAAGAGTTAGAGTAAATTTCACATCATTTTTTAAAATAGATAATAAAGGTAAAAGAAAAGCAACAAAAGTAAAAGTACAAATAAAAGTAAACCCTAATAATGGAAGTCAAATTACAGTTATTGGTGCTAATGACTCAGAAATTATAGAAGGCAAAAGTCTTACAGCTTACAATCGTGATTATGGAATAAGACTTAAAAATTTAGCTGGATATAACACAAATACACCTGGTGAATCAGGATCATTTTTTCCAATTACAGTTACTTTAACTAGAACTAATAGTGAGGGTGTTGTCGGAAAAAGTTTTAATAAAATGAAATTAGCAGGTGTTAGTACGATTATTGAAGAATCTCATACTTATCCTCATGTTGCTCATACTTCTTTACGTTTTAGTGCAGAGGAATTTCCTGCTATGCCATCAAGAATATTTAGAATAAGAGGAAAAAAAGTAAAAATTCCACATAATGCAACAGTAGACTCGGCAACAGGCAGATTGACTTATAACGGCACGTTTGATGGTAGTTTTAAAAAAGATGAAAATAATAATATTGTAAGAAAATGGACAAGTGATCCAGCGTGGATTTTATATGACTTATTAGTTACAAATTCTGAAAGAACTGATCAGCAGCAGTATGGTTGTAACTTACCAGAAGCTTCAATAGATAAATTTGTTTTTCAAAAAGCAAGTGAATATTGTGGTGAATTAGTAGATGATGGAAATGGTGGTACAGAACCCAGATTTTCATTAAATGTAAATATAAGAACTCAAACTGAAGCTTTAAAACTTATAAATGATGTTTGTTCTGTAATGAGAGCAATGCCTTTCTATTCACAAGGCACAATAAAAATATCTCAAGACGCTCCAAAAGATTTTGCTAATCCAAGCAAAATAGAATTTGATTATGTTTTTAATAATTCAAACGTTGTCAATGGTACTTTTGTTTATAGTGGCAGTTCTTTAAAAACAAGATTTACGACCATAAATGTCAGTTATTTTGATTTAGAAACTCAAGAACTTGATTATCACACAGAAAGAGATCAAGATTTAATAGGTAAATATGGTGAAAGTATAAAAACGATCAGAACTTTTGGAACGACATCAAGAGGTCAGGCACGAAGAGTTGCAAAGTGGTTTTTAAACACACAGCAAACTGCTAGTGAAACTTGTATTTTTGAAACTAATATTGCTGCTGGTGCTATTGTTGAAATAGGTAACATTATTGGTATTGCAGATAGAGTTAAAGGTAGTTCAATAATTCAAGGCACAAATATTGTTGGAAAAAGAAGAGGGGGTCTTGTAAAAGCAGTTGGCTCTAGTCAAAGCAATTCAAATATAGATCAAATAACTATTGATAATGTAAATGACACAAATCTACCTGGTCTTACTGATTCACCGACTATTAGTTGTTTGCTTAGTAATGGAACGGTAGAAACTAGAACAATAGATGGTTATTCAAATAATAATACTGTTGTTAATGTTTCTAGTTTTGCTGGTAGTACAGATCATTTTTCATCTGCACCTGTTCTTAATAGCCCATATATTTTTGAATCAGGTGATTTTGCTGTTACAACTTGGAGGATTGTAAATATAAAAGAAACAAATAAAAAAACTTATACGATTACTGCTTTAAAGCACGATCAAAATAAATATGCAGCAGTAGAAGATGGAATACAATTACCAACAAAAGCTACAAATACACTTATTGAAAAAAAGTTACCACCATCAGGTGCTGACGTTATAGAAGAAATTGAAGTAATAAATGAATTTCCAGTTCCAGTAGTATTTATTGGTTGGGAACCAGTTGATGGTGCTTCTGGTTATGAACTGCAATATCGTAGAGATGATGATAATTTTACGCTTGTTAAAACACAAGAAACAACGTTTAAAATAGTGCAGAGTGAAGCTGAAGAAGGAACGCTTGAGGTAATAATTCGTAGTGTTAATGGTTTAGGTGAAACATCAGTTGCAGCATTTCAAGATATTTTTCCACTCAAAGGATTATCCGAACCACCTGAAAATCCTACAGGTTTAGAGCTAGAACCTATAAATAACTATCAAGTAAGACTTAGTTGGGATAAAGCTATAGCATTAGATGTAATTCATGGTGGTAAATGTTTAATAAGACATACTACAGCCACACTAAGTAATGCAAAATTCAGTGATTCTACTGAATTAGATTCACAGAACGGTAATACAACAGACGTAATTGTACCTGCATTACCTGGTACATATTCAATGAAATTTGAAGATTTGGGAGGTTTATTATCAGCTACTGAAGCAAAAGTAGAGTTTGCATTGCCAGAAACAGAAGATGAAGTTGTTATAAAAGAACAAAGGGAGCAGACAGCCTTTAATGGTAACATTAGCGGTACCGCACCTAATGAACATTTAGAGGTTGAGAGTGGAGCGTTGAAATTAAAAAATCCAGCTATAAATTTAACTGGAACGTACGAATTTGAAAATACTTTTAATTTAGGTGCTGTTTACCAGAATTTAAGATTAAAAAGACATATAAAAAGTGAAGGATTTAAACTTGATAATAATTTTGATTCAAACCCTAG